GTGTTGGGTGGGTCTGGACGTAGGCCTCGGTGGTGGGGATGAAGCGCAGGCCGAGGAAGTCGTTGACCATGCCGCGTTTGAACACCTGGTTGGCCGAGGTGGCACCGGTGAACAACTGGCGGAAGGCGGAGTCGGAGAACAGCTGGCGGGCGCTGACGGGATCGAGATAGCAGTTGTAGGCGCCGTCGATCTCAGGCACCGCGTTGAGGCGGAGCTGGGCGACGGCGTTGAGCAGGGTGCTCATGTCCAGGACATCGACGCTGGTGATGCCTGTCGTGGTGGTGCGGTTGTTGGGGCGCATGATCGAGCTGGCAGTGGCCGCGGTGACGGCATTGCCGATGGTGCCGTCGGCGATGCTCACCGAAGAGCTGAAGGTGAGCACGCCGGAGATGCCGTTCGGCGCTGAGGAGCTGTTGCTGGCGTCGGGCGCAGCCGAGATCGCCGTGTAGGAGTTGGAGCCGACGGCTACGGTGAGGCTAGCGGAGCCGCCGACCGGAGTCTGGACGCCGTTGACGAAGGCGTACTGGAAGCCGCGGATATCGTCGACCGCAAGCGCTGGGCCGGCGGATGACAGCGTGACCCGCACACGGGTGTTGCCGCCGAAATACGGGTTGAACAGGGCGTTGCGGGCGAGTTCGTCGAGCGAGCGTGCCGCCTGTTCGCCGTTGATGGCGGCGTTGAGCAGGAACTGGCTGGCAATGCCGACGCGGGAGGTGACCATGTTGAGGTCAGTCGTTGCGGCGTAGTGGTTGAGGGTGATGGTGTACTGCTCGACCCCGAAGGTGGACGAGGTGAGGCCGTTGTCGAGGTTGGTGTTGGTGGCGGGGGCGAGCGGGGTGGTCATTGACGGCTTCAGGCCGGCGCGGGTTTTCGTCAGGGTTTCGCCGATGCCGACGGCGAATTCCTGGCGGTCGGCGCACATGCGGTAGCCGAGGCGGCTGGTGAGGGCTGCTTCGAATTCACGCTCGAGGAAGCCCTGCTGGATGATCGGGAGGAGAGCTGCGGGGAAGTTCTGGATGCCCATCGGTGGGGTACTTTCTTAGGTGTGTTTTTGTGGGGATTGGGAGTGGCGGATTGCATCCGCCCTACGGTGTCAACGGCGCTTTAGAAGTTCGGCCCGCGCGGCCTGCCATTCTGGGTGCGTCATGGTTTTGGCGCTTTTAGCAACCGGTGGAGTGGTGGGGGGCGCTGCTGCCGTGGTGGAGGAGTTGGCTGCGTGGAACAGCCAGGGTTTGTTGCGGCGCAGTTCCATCATCAGGTGTTCGGCGTTCTCGAGCTGGCCGGTGGGCGAGAGCTTGATGGCGGCGGGGTCGATGAGTTTCAGACCGTCGAGATCGACGATGCCAGCGCCGAGGGCGTGGGATTTGAGTTCGGCTTGCACCAGGCGGCGTTCGAGATCGGCGATGCGGGGATCTTCCGGAGGGGCGGGCGAGGGTTGGTCGGTCATGCGGTCTCCGTTTGGATGCGGGCGCGTTCTGCGGGGATGTCCTGGACGCCGTAGACATCGGCGATGCTTCGCAAAGCTGTTTCCGGAGAAAGCAGCTTTGCGGAGGTGAGGGTGGCCAGCGTCTGCGCGTCGGCGGTGCGGTCTTGCGCGTCGGGCGCATACCAGCGGGGCCATTTGAGGCGCAGGCGGGCGGATGGGTTGAGCTTGGGGATCGGCTCGCCGTGGGTGGTGAGGCGATAGATGTGGCTGGCGCGCAGGATCATGCGGGCGATCTGCAGGATGGCGGTGCCGTAGCTGACGCGTAGGTTGTCCGCGAGGAAGATCAGGCCCTGGTTCATCATTTCCAGCGCGCGGCCGGATTGGGCGGTGGTGAGGCGGTCTGCACTGGCGCGGTTGCCGTGCACGCCTTCGAGTGCCATTTCACGCAGGGTTCTGACGTAGTCGATGACCGCTGCGGCGGCGGTGCCGTTGATTTCGAGCAGGCGGGCATCGCCTTTTTCGGTAACGACGAGGGCGTTGCCGCCGCCGCGGATGAGTTCTCGGGCGTCTCCGGCGGGTTCGCGGATCAGCAGGGTGGGATCGGAGCTGTATTTCAGTCCGCGGCCGGCCTGGCTGAGTTGGTAGTCTATTTCAATAGATGTCTCGATCGCCGGGCGAAAGGTACAGGCGCCGTCGATGCCGTCGGCACCGTCGGGGCCGCCGGGAAGGTTGCGGATCCAGACGACGGGGACGAAGCCGAGGTTGTGGGCGGTGCTGCGGGTTGGGTCGATTTCGGGCGGGGCAGCACTGTGGGCGGGCCACGGGGTGAACCAGGTTTCCTGCGTGCTGTCCCAGCTTCGCATGAACCAGTATTGCGATTGGGGATCAGCGATCTCGTAGCCGAGGTTGGCGAGGATGGCGCCTGGTACTTTGTATTTCTCAACGACATTGAGGAGCGTGTCTGGCGCCTGCGGGTTCCAGGTGGGGGTGAGGTAGACGCTCTCCAACACCTTGAGGAAGACGCGGCTGTTGAGGACGCGGACGAGGATGGCGACTGAGCCGATTGAGCCACGCAGCGCTGCTTCCTGCATGATGGCGTTGAGGTTTGTTTCGGTGGCGATGTCGGCAAGGGTTGAGCGCAGGGCGGCATCGTCTGTGTCGATGGTGGGGAAATGAGCCTCGCTGAAGACCAGGCTGATGCTGTCGTCCACCACGATGCGGGCCAACGGGTAGCGGACCGAGGGGCGGCGCTGGCGGAGTGGGATGTATCCGCCCGACGAGGTGCGCTCGTCCTGGAATTCGTAGGGGAGAGCGTCGTAGATTGTGCCGTCGTGAACACGTTTGTAGAGCGTCAGGCGCGCGGTGCGGAGGGGGTAGTCGGGGTCTGCGGGGAGCAGGGATGCGAGAGTGTCTAGCATGGAGGGGGTGCTCGCCTTTGGTTGGGGCGGGGGGCGTTAACGGCCCAGCAAGGAAAGGTTGATACGACGGGGTTGGGTGCTGGCGGTGGCCGCGAGGGAGAAGGCGCGGCTGAGGGCGTCGACCTGATCGTCTTTGCGTCCCTGGGGGAAATCGCGAAGTTCGTCGAGGAAGGCGCGGTTCCAGGGGGCTCGCAGGAGGGAGACGAGGCCGGCGTCAACAGCGGCGGCGGCCGGGGTGGCGCGGGTGAGTTTGCTGCCGCTTTCGGGGCTGGCGTGGACACGGTGGCCGGCGAGGCGTTCGGTGAGCCAGACGATTTGTTGTTTGCCGGCCTGGCCGGGATCTTGCGGAAGGCCGATGAGGACCCCTGCCCCGTCTTGGTTCGCGGTCGCGGTGATGATGCGGGCGACTTCGGTGGGGCCGCTGCGGTGGCGGATGATGTCGGTGACGACGTATTTTCCGTCGGTGGTGACGGCGAGTTTGAGGCCGACGGTCCAGTCTGGGTCTCGGCCTTCGGTGGGCAGCGTTGCTGCCAGATCCCAGGCGCGGATTTCGCGCTGGATGGGCGGTGGGGTTTCGAGGATTGGGATTCTTGTGGTGGTGAAGAGGGCGTCGGTGTCTGGGTTGGGGTTTTGCTGGAACAGCGATTGCCAGACGCGTGCGCCCATGGTGCGGCGTTTGCGGTCCAGTGCTGCTTCGTCTTCCCATTCTGGCCAGAGCGCTTCGCCAGGGGCGCGGTTGAGTGGGTCGCAGGCTTCGGCGATGGCTGGGAGTTTGACGAGGTTCCAGCTGGGGTCTGTGTCCAGCAGACGGCCGCCGAGGTCGTCCTGGTGCCAGCGGGTCATGATCAGGACAATGCGGCCGCCGGGCTTGAGGCGGGTGGCGAGATCGGAACGATACCAGTTCCAAATGGATTCTCGGGCTGTGGCGCTGTCGGCCTCGGCGTGGGATTTTATCGGGTCGTCGATGAGGACGAGGTCGGCCCTTCGGCCGGTGATCGGGCCGCGAAGGCCGGCGGCGAAGTAGTCGCCTTGGGTGGTGGTGCGCCAGCGGGCGGCGGCTCGGTCGTCCTTCGCCAGGGCGTAGCCGAGGGTTTCGCTGTGTTCCTGCACGAGGCCGCGGACGCGTTTGGCGAAGTGGTCGGCGAGGTCGGCGGTATGGCAGGCGGAAATGATGGAACTGCGCGGGTGGCGGGTGAACCACCAGGCGGGGAAGAGCACGGAGGCGTAGGTGGATTTGGCGTGGCCGGGGGGAAGCAGGAGCATCAGGCGGTCGATGCGGCCTTCGGCGACGTCGTTCAGGTGTTCGAGGATGAACTCATGGTGGCGGGCGGGCGTTTGGCCCCAGGGGGCGAGGGCGTGCTTGGACCATTCGAGGAGGGAGAGCTTGGCGGGGGGCGGCCGCGGCGGGGC